TATCGTCTTTATATTTTAAATTAATCGTACCATTCTCTTTGATATTTCCTTTTAGAATTTCATCACTAAGGAAATCCTCACAAAGATTTTGAATGATTCTTTTAATTGGTCTTGCACCATAATCTTCTTGTGTATTTAATTCTGCAACACGAGCAACAACTGTTTTATCGAAGGTGATGTTGTAGTTTTTCTCTTTCAATCTCTTAGAGAGTTTATCCAATTCAACCTGAATAATTTTTTCAATAACTTCTTTATCAAGAGAATTGAATAAGATAATGTCATCAATCCTATTCAAAAATTCAGGGTTAAATTGTTGTTTAAGTGATTTTTGAATTATCGATTTTCTTACCTCATATTTTTGTTGTGTACTTGAGGACGTTGAAAATCCCACTCCACCACCAAAATCTGAAACTTTTTTTGCTCCAACGTTTGAGGTCATAATAATGATTGTATTGGTAAAGTTCACTTTTCTACCAAACGAATCGGTCAAATGTCCCTCATCTAAGATTTGTAAAAGAATGTTGAAGACATCTTTATGGGCTTTCTCAACCTCATCAAACAAAACGACTGAGAACGGGTTATTTTTAATTTTTTCCGTCAATTGACCACCTTCATCGTAACCAACGTATCCCGGAGGTGCTCCAATTAATTTAGCGACATTATGTTTATCCATAAACTCACTCATATCAACACGGATAACTTTCTCAGAGTCACCAAATAAAAGTTCGGCAATTGACTTTGCGAGATATGTTTTACCCACACCTGTCGAACCTAAGAAGATAAAAGAACCGATTGGTTTGTTGGTATCTTTAATACCTACACGATTTCTTCTAATTGCTTTAGAAATAATAGAAATAGCGTCGTCTTGACCAATTACTTTAGATTTCAACTGTTCCTCAAGTTTTAAAAGGTTTTCAGTTTCTCTACTGTCTAATTTAGACATGGGGACACCTGTTATCTGTGAAATTATTTCATAAACATCATCAACACTTACGGGAATTTTATTATCCTTTTGTTTTTCAATCCATTTAGTTTTTTCGTCATCTAATTTTGTAAGTACTTTTCTTTCCTCATCTCTTAACTTCGCAGCTTGTTCGTAGTTTTGGGTTTTAACTACTTGGATTTTTCTTTCCTTTATTTCATCAACCTCTTTCTTCAATTTTTCAATTGATTCGGGAACTTTTGTGTTGATTTTTTTGTCAGAACCAAGTTCATCCAAAATATCAATCGCCTTATCAGGGAATTGTCTATCTGTGATGAATCTAGCGGAAAGTTTTACAATTGATTCGATAACATCGTCTCCGTAAGATACTTTATGATACGATTGGTATGATTCTTTTAAGTTTTTAAGGATTTGTACTGTTTCAGATTGTGTTGGTTCCTTTAATACAATCTTTTGAAATCTCCTTACTAATGCACCATCCTTCTCAATGTGTTTTTTAAACTCATCAAAGGTTGTTGCCCCGATACATTGAATTTCTCCTCTAGCCAATGCCGGTTTAAGGATATTTGCGGCATCCATTGAACCACTTGCATTACCCGCACCAACCATCGTATGTAATTCATCAATAAAAACAATTACGTTTGGTTCGTTTTGTAATTCGTTAAGAATTGCTTTGATTCTTTCTTCAAACTGACCTCTGTATTTTGTACCGGCAACTAATGAAGTTAAATCAAGAGACATAATTCTTTTGTCAATAAGATTCGATGGACAGTCTCCGTTGATTATCATTAAAGCCAATTTTTCAACTAACGCGGATTTACCAACACCGGCGTCCCCAACAATAACTGCATTGTTCTTTTTCTTTCTTGATAGGATTTGTGCGATTCTTTTTACCTCAACATCCCTACCGATTACCGGGTCAATTTTACCTTCCTCTGCAAGTTTGTTTAAATCCCTTGAAAAGTTATCAAGGATTGGGGTGGTAGACCCCTTTTTGGTTCTTTTTGGGTTAGTAACCGGACCCTCTTCAAAAAAATCTACTGACATTGTTTCTAATCGTTTTGATAAAAATAAGAAAAATTTTGGGTAAAACCAAATGAGTTTGGAAAATAATTGACTCGACGTTTATATTTTGATATTTATTGTGTATATTATTGACTAAAACACATATCATGGCAATAACATCAGAAAAAATTGAAGGTAAGTTGATTGAGGTACAGATTACTTCATCAAATCTTAAATCTGCAACTTTTAACACTGAAGATGAGAATCTTTTGGTGGAATTTAATAATGGCTCTATTTATGAGTATGAAAAGGTACCTTGGCCAATATTTACTAAATTAAGAATGGCGGAATCACAAGGTAAATTTTTTAATTCAGATATTTCAAAAAAATACAAATACAAAAAGGTAAAATGAGTTTATTCGAAGAATTAATAGAGGATTTAGAAGGGGACAAAGAGATTATTAAATCTTTTGGTTCTAAAGATACGCTTCCTGATACTATTTTTTCTTCAGAAAACGGAACCTATAAGTTAAAAGACGATGTTCGAAAAAAATTATTAGAAATTACCGATGAATTCTTAAATTTTATTGGAATTGATTTTTTCGTATTTGATGTTGTTTTAACGGGTTCTTTGGCTAATTTCAATTGGTCAAAATATTCTGATGTTGACTTACACATTTTAGTTGATTATGATGAGTTTGATTCGGGTAAAGTAAATTCAATTATTTACCACAATATAATGGAAGAATTTTTCGATTTGAAAAAACAACTTTGGAATAACTCAACGGACATTACAATTAAAAACTATGAAGTTGAGTTATATGTTCAGGACGTGGATGTAAAACATCTTTCATCGGGGGTATATTCCATATTAAATAATGAGTGGGTAATTGAACCTGAAAAATCTTCACCGAATATTGATGATAGGAAAATCCTTGAAAAAGGTGAAGAATATGCAAAACTGATTGACAATTTATCAAATGATTCTGAGATTGGTAATGTGAGTCAGTCACAAATAGATGACCTAAAATCAAAGATTAAAAAATTCAGACAGTGTGGTTTAGAGAATGGTGGAGAGTACTCTTACGAGAACTTAACATTCAAATTACTAAGACGCAACGGGTACATTGAAAAATTAATGAATATCAAAACATCGGTTAGAAATAAGAAATTGTCCCTATCGTAATAAAAACCCTAAATTTTTTTCCTATATGCATGTATTTATAGGATACAAGAATAATATAATTATCAATAATTAAAAAAGAAATGGCAGACTTAAAACCATTAGGAAGTGAGAAACTTAACGGGGATGACAAATTAAAAAGAATCCTTGAGTTAACGTACTACGGTGACAAAAAAAACACCCCTAACACTTCATCGAACAATAAACATGAATACCTTTCTGAATCTATTAATGGATTTAAATTTGGAGTCGTTAAAGAGAAAGATGGTTATTATGTTAAAAAAGGTTTAAATGAAAATTCATTAGATTACATTGGTGGTCTATTCATGAAAAATAAAAATAGATTTAATTCATATGCTGAGGCATTAAAAAGACTACAACTTTTAAGTGGTGGTGAACTTAATGAAGCAACAAAATATGTTTTAAAACAAAGCGGTACTGCACCCGAATCATCTGAAGCTCCTGCTGACGATATGGGAGGTATACCACCAGCACCTGAAGCTCCTGCTGACGATATGGGAGGTATGCCACCGTCTGATGAATTACCAATGGATGATATGGGAATGGAACCATCTTCTGAAGAAGGTAAACCGTCTGACTACATGACTGAAATTCAAAAATTCGCCGGTAAATTAGGTCAAGAGTTGAGAGACCAAAAACAAAAAATGGAAAGTGACGATATTAAATACGTTCTTAACATGGTTATCTCAGCTGTTGATTTGGATAAACTTGAAGATGAGGACATCGAGGAAATTGGTAAAAAATTCGATAGAGATATTGAAGATGATGCTAATATGGATGATGAAATGCCGGATGTACCTGCAGACGATGAAACAACACCTGAAGAACCAGATTCTGATTTGGGTGAAACAATGGATAAATTGGAAAGTTTTATCAATAGTCCAATTCAATCAGATGAAGAAATTAACTTATCAAAATACGCCGATTTAGGTGGTGATAACGTTGATGAAACCAAAGAACTTGATTTGGATGAAATAAAAAGTGAAATTAATAAAAGTATTGCTGAGACTTTAGGTAAATACTTCAAGTAATATGCGACTGATTTACGTCAATGAAATAGGTTCAGATTATAAAGGTCAAAAACAGTACGAATTCATTTTTAGTGAAGGTACTGAAATTGATATGGATGAGTGGTTTGACGTACCCGCATCTTCTACATCGACTTCAAAGTCACCAAATATAGAATACATCGACCAAATTGGTCTATTAAAAGACACCGATATAGTTTTCGAATTGATACAAGATTCAGACTATTTCGGTGTTATTGATGCAGTGGATGGTATAATTGCAATGGCTTGGGAGAAATCAAATTTTGATTTAGATGAAGATAGATTGTATTTTCGTTTTGGTGAAACTATGGAAAATGTAGACAAAAAACTAAAATCAAGAGGTTATACTTTAGATAAAAAACAATTAAAACAAAATATATCATGAATAGAAAATTAGTTATTGAAAAACTTTTAAAGGAAGGTTTTAAAGGAGATACCCTTTCTCGTTTAGATGATAAAAGTATTTCTACTTTAGCTAAAACTGTTTTAAAAGAAACAGTAATGGTTAAATCTGGAAGTCCAACCGCAGCTGCAGATATTGCAGCAGCAAAAAAATCGGGTAAAACTATTGAAACATATGAATCAAAAGTTTGTCCTGCTTGTGGAATGAAAGATTGTAAATGTGAAGATAAAAAACATAATGACGTTAAAGAAAACAATGAGGTTGAGGAGTGGGTATTAAATTTAGCTGAATCAAAATATAGTTCATTTACATCTAAAAAAGATATCATGGGTATCATTAGTGAAAAAATGGAAACATTTCAACCAATGCCGGGCAAAGCAAAAAAGGGACACAATGGTGTACCTGAGTTTATGACTTACGATTCAATTGTTGCGGGTGGTACTGAAACAAAACCAGCACCATCACCTAATCAACCTGATGTTAGTCCTGATGCACCACCAAGAGAGAAACCATCAAAACCAAAAACTCCATATCAACCAGGACCGGGAACAAACCCTAAACCAAAAGCTTTGGCTGAAAAGAAAAAAATTAAGTAAAAAATGGAATTTAGCAAAAAAGATTTGTTATCTTTACTGAAAGAAGATATCACAGAAATGCCAATGGATTTTGACACTCAGGATAGACCTGACCAAGAGTTACAAGGAAAACTCGCACAAGGAGACACTCCGTTAAAAAAGGTTCCATTTCCTCAAACGGGTGATGAAAACAAAAATTTCCAAGAATTATTGGCGTCTGAAAGATACAGACAAGTTGTTGCAAAAGTAAGAGAATATACTGGTATTGAAACACCTATGGTTGGTCAACAAGGTGTAATGCCGTTGGCTCAAATGATGATGACTGCACATAATCAAATTATTCAAGCGGAAAGTGCTCACAAAGAAGAGTTACAACAATTGGCTATTGAATTGGTTATGAAAGAAATGTCGATTCCTGAAGGGGCAATCAATTATGATGCGAAAATTGTTGGTATGGGTGAAATCAATACCGACGACTTCAATAGAGAAATGGACCAACAAGAAGAAAATATTGAACCTGTTGATGTTGAAGAAGATTTAGCCGATGATTTGGGTACTCTTAATTTGGAAAAGGCGAAAAGAAGATTAATTAACAGTATGATACAAGGGGCATCTAAAAAAGGTCACTACATGTATCATTATGTTGCAGATAAAATTAGAGAAATTACTGGTTCTGAAAGTTTAATCAATCAGTACGGAGTGTTAATGTCAGTTAACGATACTTTATATTGGCAATTAAGTGACGACACAATGAAAGCAATGATGGGTGGCGGCGGAGGCGGCGGCTCGGTAGGTGGTAAAGAACGTGTAGATAGAAACACGAACCCCCCAACAATTTACGCTGAAGGCCTTAACTTCCCAATCTTGGTTCACGAACTTATTAAAGGAACGTTAGAATTATTTGCAATTCAAGGTAGACCAACCGATGCAGAAGGTAATGAAGACCCAAGGTACGCGGAGGTTGAACAATCAGAAGATACTTTAGAAAAAGAAGTATGGGATTTAAGATTAGGACCAGCAATTTGGGAAAGAGTTAGAAGACAATTTCCTGATGAGATTCTTCTTGACGAAAACAAATTAGAATTACAAAACTATTTGTTTGTTGAAATTGTCAAATTACCAGCAAAAAACTTCTTAGTATTCATGAAAGAAGTTGTTTCTGGTTCTGAAAATGGAAAACGTTTAATGGATGAATTAATGCAAGGTGTTGACCAAATGTTCAAAAACCAAGATTATCAAAATGCGATGGATGCGTTTAATAATGATTTAAATAATATCACTGATGATACTGACGATGATGATTTAGGAGGATTCTTGGATGGTCTCGGAATAAGACTATCAGATGATGATGAATAAAATCATCATAACATTTTAAGAAAGGGGGTTTTTACCCCCTTTTTTTATATTTATATATATGAGTAATCAAAAATTTCAACAGTTAAAAGAATATGCTCGTATTATGAAGGACACTCCATATGCGTTAAAAACGTATTTGCAGACTTACGATAATACACAAAAGAAATATGTTCCTTTAGAGTTATTTCCCGACCAAATACAATTGTTGAGGGACTACGAGTTATACAACGAAAATATCACGAGAAAATATAGACAGGCCGGTGTTACAACAGTAACCGCAGCTTGGATATCGAGAAAATTACAGTTAGCGAAACCTGAAAATCCGGAAAGAGTTCTTGTTATTGCGAATAAAAAGGATACCGCAGTGGAGATGGCTAATAAAATTAGACATTTTATAGAACAGTGGCCTGATTGGATTAATGTCGGTTTTTCACCTGATAAAAACTCTGAAAGTAGATTTAGATTAAATAATGGTTCGGAAGTTAAAGCGGTTGCAACATCCGCGGATGCACTTCGTGGTTTTACCCCTACGATTCTTGTATTTGACGAGGCCGCGTATATTGAAGCAGGAGAAGACTTTTGGGCGGCATCTATGGCATCCCTATCGACGGGTGGTAAGATTATTCTTATTTCAACCCCAAATGGTTTTGACCCAATTTATTACGGTGTTTATGACCAAGCAATTAGAGGGGTTAATGATTTCCATATTACCGATTTAAGATGGTTTAAAGACCCTCGATACACCAAAGATTTAAGATGGGTTAAATGTAGTGATATTGTACATTATATGTTAAACAGAGAACAGTACGACGATAATGAAGTCGTAATGTACGATTTTGACATTTTAAATTACAAACAATACGAAGAAGAAGGTTATAAACCTTTATCGTCTTGGTTTGAATCTATGTCTAAAAAATTCAAATTTGATAGACGTAAAATTGCCCAAGAGTTAGAGTGTGACTTTTTAGGTTCGGGGGATGGTGTTATCCCATCTGAAGTTCAGGACAATATTGTTAAGAACATGTTAAGGGACCCTAAAGAAAAGTACATGCAAGGTACGTTTTGGCAATGGAAAGAACCCGTTCAAGGACATAGATACATTATGGGTGTCGACGTAAGTAGAGGGGATAGTGAGGATTTCTCATCAATCAACATCATTGACTTTGATGAAAGGGAACAAGTTGCCGAATATATTGGTAAAATTCCACCTGATGATTTAGCGTCGATTGCATACAAATGGGGAATACTTTACGAAGCGTTTATTGTCATTGATATTACCGGTGGTATGGGAGTTGCAACATCAAGAAAATTACAAGAATACAACTACAAAAGTTTATACATCGATGGAGTAAACACTAAAAATATATGGGAATATAATTCAAAAGCAATGGAGAAAATTCCCGGATTAAACTTTAACAATAAAAGAACCCAAATCGTTGCTGCATTTGAAGAACAACTAAGAAAAGGTTTTCAAGTTAGGTCTGCAAGATTAATGAATGAATTGAATACTTTTGTTTACATTAACGGAAGACCTGACCACATGAAAGGAACTCATGATGATGCTATTATGAGTATGTCGATGGCATTATATGCTGGTGATATTTGTTTTAGTCAGTTAGAAAAAAACGAAAACGCAAATAAAGCAATGTTGGAGTCTTGGACCGTTACTGAAAGAACCTACGAACCTCAGAAATCATTTTATTCTTATGGTACCGCATTTGACCAAATTGGTTCAATGGGTATGGATGGAATGATGGGTGGACTACCTCAACAAACAAACGCAACAAAAGAACAATATAAAGAATATTCGTGGTTATTTAATAAAAGAAGATAATACTTTATTATCGGTTAAAAAATACTTATATTCTAAAGAAAACTATTTATATACATGGCAGCAGATAATAATACTGTATTTCAGAGATTAACACAAATGTTTGGTTTTCCGGGTAAAGCGAAGCCGGAAGATACCCCATCATTTAATTTCAATAAAGACGAAATACTTAAAACAAGTAGTAGAGAAGAATACGAAAAGGCAGTATTGCAAGCACAACAATCGCAATATATTGCCGATAAATGGACAAAACTTGACCAATCACTATACAATCAATCTGTTTATTATGAACCAAACAGAATGTCCGCATATTATGATTATGAATCAATGGAGTTTACTCCTGAAATATCGGCTTCATTAGACATTTATGCTGAAGAATCTACAACACTATCAGAAAAAGGTGAAATTTTAACTATTTTTTCTGAATCAACAAGAGTTAAGACAATACTTGAAGATTTGTTCATGAACAAACTTGATTTGAACACTAATTTACAGATGTGGACAAGAGGTATGTGTAAGTACGGTGATAATTTTATTTATTTAAAAATCGACCCTGAAAAAGGTATTGTTGGGTGTCAACAATTACCAAATATTGAGATTGAAAGAATAGAAGGTAAAGAATCAAAAACACCCAATCAACAAAACGCAATGAAAATGCCGTCCAGAGAATTAAGATTCACATGGAAAAACAAAGATTTGGAATTCCAAGCTTGGGAAATTGCTCACTTTAGGTTATTGGGTGACGACAGAAAATTACCGTATGGTACTTCCATGTTAGATAAGATTAGAAGGATTTGGAAACAATTACTTCTTGCTGAAGATGCTATGTTAATCTATAGAACAACAAGAGCACCTGAAAGACGTGTATTTAAAGTATTTGTCGGTAACATGGACGATAAAGACATTGAAGCTTACGTACAACGTGTTGCAAATAAATTTAAAAGAGACCAAGTAGTTGACGGAAGAAATGGTCAGGTCGATATGAGATATAATCAAATGGCGGTCGACCAAGATTACTTCATTCCTGTTCGTGATGCTGCTCAAACCAGTCCAATCGAAACATTAGCAGGAGCACAAAACTTAGGTGAGATTGCTGATATTGAATACATCCAAAAGAAAATGTTGGCGGCACTTCGTATCCCTAAAGCGTTTTTAGGTTTTGAAGAGGTTGTTGGTGACGGTAAAACTCTTGCTTTGATGGATATCCGTTTCGCAAGAACAATTAACAGAATTCAAAAATCATTAATTCAAGAATTAAATAAAATTGCGTTAATTCACTTATACCTTCTTGGTTTAGAAGATGAGTTAGACGATTTTACTCTTTCTTTAACAAACCCATCTGCACAATCTGATTTATTAAGAATCGAACAATGGAAAGAAAAGGTTACTCTTTATAAAGACGCAACATCAGACCAATCTCAAATTGGTATCTTACCGGTATCTCATACATGGGCTAAGAAAAATATCTTAGGATTTAGTGATTCTGAAGTTGTATTAGATTTACAACAACAACGATTAGAAAGAGCCATTGGATTTGAATTAACGAATACTCAAAACGTTATTAAACGTTCAGGTGTATTTGATGATGTGGATAGTAAATATGGTGTCCCTGAAAGTGAAAGAACCCAAGGAGGGGAGTCTCCTGAAGGTGGAGGAGGAATGGGTGATATGGGTGGAGGAGCACCTCCACCACCAGCGGGAGGTGAAGCTCCGGCCGGAGGTGAATCACCGTTAAGTGAAAGTAAAAAGAATAAAATATTCGGAATGTTGGGTGAAAGTAACGATTTTAATGACTTATTTGATGTCAATAAAGCACAACAGAATATTTATGAAATAGAAAATAAATTGAAAGATATATTAAATCAATAAAAAAGATGTCAAACTTTGGTGAATTAAAATCAAAAATGTTAACTAAGTTAACCGAATCTTATAACTCAGGAAATAAAAATGAGTTAAAAGACTTAATTAAAAAATTAAAATCAAACAAAAATTTGGTTGAGATGCACAACTTCTATGAAGAAATGGAAAGTATGTACTTCTCAAATAAAGAGACTGCAAAATTATATGTTGAAACTTTGGAGCCACATTTTATTGAAAAAATGAAAACCCTATCTTCCGATTTAAAGGGTATGAGTAAATCATTAAAAGATGTGGTGTCAGAAAGTAATGAAG